ACGAAAGTAGCGGAACTACAGCATATGATTTTTCAGGATGCTCAAATAACGGAACTTACTCTGGAACCTTTAACTATAATATATTGCCTTTAGTTTCTGGTGGCACAAGAGGAACTTTAATCACAAACTCTTCTTCTATATCTCTTCCAGTAACTAAAAACTATTATGCTGTTACAGCAACAGAAGGTCTAGCAACTAAATATACAAGCGATAACGATTTTACGCTTGAAGCCTGGATTTATCCAATGTTTTATGGATCTTCTAACGATATACAAAAAATATTTGGTTCTTCTGAAACTGGAATATTTTGGCAAAAAGGAAATATTATTTTTAAGGTTGGATCTGAATCCGTAGAGTATAGCCTGCCATATATTAAAAAATCAATTTACTTAGTTGCAGTATATACAACCAGGTCTATTGTAATTTATATTGATGGTATACAGGCAGCCTCAAAAACTTTATCTAATTTTAAATTTTCTGCAACAAATTTTGAGCCATCAATAGGTCCTTGTAATACTGCACAGGATTCTTTTATAGTTGATGCTCCAGCAATATATAGATATGCATTAACAGATGCTGCTATAAAAAAACATTATATAGATGGTAATATCACATCTCCAGCAATTCAAGTTGTATTTCCAGACGAAGGAGTTTTGTTCTCTGGTACTGATGCAAATATAAGATCTACCTATGAGTACTCTTATCCAATTAATAAAAAATGGGAAGACATTTTATCTTCTAACACTTATTATGATAATGAATCTAGGTACGTTTCTTTTTATTCTGATTTATCTGGAGCACAAACATTTGTATATCAAGACTCTGTTTTAATACCAAATAGTTTAGGTCTAACTACATCTAAAATTGAATGGAGAGATTCCGAATTAGTTTCTGTTCGTTCAAGCGTAGATGGCATTAACTGGCAGGTCTGTACTAATGGTAGCCCAGTACCTCAGTATAAAATTGGATCATTTTCTTCAGAATATAAACTGTATCTTGAAATTACAATGACAACAACAGATGTTGCAAAATATAAGCCTAGGCTATCATTTTTTTGCGTAAGTTTTTATTCAGATAGAACTTTATACGCAGACAACTACGGAGACAAAATTACTTCAACTTCTGATTATAATTTATCTTCAATCAGGTACCCAGTATTGTCAAGAAATTATATGAATGGAATTAGGCCCTTATCAGACAAATTTACAATAAACACCCTATCAGATATAAAATCAATAGAAATGATTTACACTCCTACCGCAACTATCGGAAATGGGTTGGTAAATGGATTATCATGGAATAATAGCGGAGCAATAACAAAAAGTAATATAAGCAAGATATACATCAATAACGTAGATATTTCAACCCAATCAAATATATCATCATATTTAATCCCAGAGCAGCCACACCACATAGTGGTTGTTTTTACATCACCAATTACAGGGGCCATAGACCTAAATGTTGGTGGCGGACAGAACTTATATAAAAATATAGCAATATACCAAAAAGAAATTACTGGCAGTATTTGTGACACCCACTTTACCTTGTATACTGGGCAACCTCAGTCTAGCTTAACAGAGCCAGTCGTAACCCTGACAGATAGTGAGCTAAAATACTATAACAATGACTGGGTGGTTATCCAAAGCGTATAATTTGAACATTTTGATGACAAAATGTAGACTTATGTATTAAAGAATGGTATCATATTATCCTATGGATATTAAAAGATTAAATCAGACTACTGTTGAAGAAACAACACTTGGCATATATGTTTGGGAAATGCCAGACGGTAGATGGATTGGAGATGACGATGGCAATTTTCTTTCGATCACGTCAAAAAAAGGCAATAGATCCAGAATCGATGCTTTGGCTAGAGAAGTTCGCTCATACGGCATATATGAGGGCGGGCCTAAATTTCTTTCTAACAGAAGAAAAATATCAGACGAAGAATTTGAACACCAAAAACAAAGACTTGATTGGGGACTAGTTCCAGATCCTTTGGATATTGGAAACTATAAGGATGAAATGAGAGCCTTAAAAAATGGGGGAAATAAATAATGGAATTTATTGAAGACGATAATGAAATGCAAGATTCTATTAATATATCTAATGTAGCAGACTGGATGAAATTTAATGCGCCAAGTGCATCTACAGAAACAGACCCATTTAAGGTAGACGGAGAAGAATTACGAAAAATAAATGGACTAGGCTCCTCTTTTCGTAGAAAAATGGGAAGAGATCTTCAAAAAAGATTTGTTGGTATAGACGGAACTGCAACACAGCAAAACTTGTTAGCCCAAGCAATTACTGGCTACGCAATGTTTGATTTAATTGAACCACCTTATAATTTAGAATATCTTTCAAAAATTTATGAAATCTCTCCATACAATTATGCAGCGATAAACGCTAAGGTTTCAAACATTGTTGGCCTTGGTTATTCTTTTGAGGAAACAGGAAAAACAAAAGATGCGCTAGATGAAATTGATGATCCTAAGCAGCTTGAAAGAGCAAGAAATAAAATTAATAGAATTAAAAGAGACCTAGAGCAATGGCTAGAGTCTGTAAATGAAGAAGAAACATTTACTGAAACGTTAGTAAAGGCTTATGTAGATTTAGAAGCAACTGGTAATGGATATATTGAAATCGGAAGAACTGTTGCTGGAAACATTGGATATATTGGACATATCCCAGCAAAAACTATGAGAGTTCGTAGACTACGTGATGGCTTTATTCAATTGCTATATGGCAAGGCTGTATATTTCAGAAATTTTGGAGACTTATCAACAGAGAATCCAATTGCTGGTGCTGAAGATAGGCCTAATGAAGTTATTCATCTAAAGAAATATACACCTACAAATAATTATTATGGAATTCCAGATATTATTGCCGCACAAAATGCAATGGCAGGAAACGAATTTGCTGGTAAGTATAACCTTGATTATTTTGAAAACAAGGCTGTTCCAAGATATATTATTACAGTAAAGGGAGCAAAGCTTTCTACAGATTCTGAGAGAAAGCTTCTTGAATTTTTTCAAGTAGGGCTTAAGGGTAAAAACCATAGATCTCTTTACATACCTTTGCCACCAGATTCTCCAGACTCAAAAGTTGAATTTAAAATGGAGCCAATTGAAGCTGGTACACAAGAAGGATCTTTTAATACATACAGACTGTCAAACAGAGACGAGATATTACTTGCCCACAGAGTTCCTATTAATAAGGTAGGAACCCCAGCTGGAGTAAATCTTGCAGTAGCTAGAGATGCCGATAAAACATTTAGAGAACAGGTCTGTGGCCCAGCACAAAATAATTTAGCAAAGAAATTAAATAAAATTATTGAAGAAAAAACAGATGCTTTATTAATTAAATTTAATGAACTTACCCTTACTGATGAAGACACTCAGTCAAAAATTGATGAAAGATATTTGCGTATGCAGGTAATTACCCCTAATGAGGTTAGAATTAGAAAGGGTATGATTCCAATTGAGGGGGGAGACGAGGTCGTTGATTTAAAGGCTGATGCGGCAGCTGAGCAGGTTGCACAAGCTGGAAAAACCAGGACTAGAGATTCTGAGCGATCTGCAAATTCTCCTGATAAATCTGGGGAGGGTCGTAATGCTAAAGGCGATGGGCGGTCAGCAGAGTAATATCTGCTCGACTACTTATTTGCGTTATATAGTATAACGGTATAAAATTAAGCATATGAATATAGAAAAATCCTATTGGTCTGCCAATGGCGAAAGCATTCATCTCTCAGTTCCTTTTACAAAGGTTAACCGTGAGAAAAGAACTGTTTCTGGATTTGCAACACTAGATAACGTTGATCAAACTGGTGATGTTGTTACAGCAGAAGCAAGCCTAAAAGCTTTTGAAAATTTCCGTGGCAACCTTCGTGAGATGCACACACCTCTTGCTGTTGGAAAGGTTGTTTCTTTTAAACCAGAAACATTCTATGATCCAACCACAAAATCTTTTTATAGCGGAGTGTATGTTGATGCATACATTTCAAAGGGTGCACAAGATACATGGGAAAAAGTTCTAGATGGTACTCTTTCAGGATTTTCAATCGGCGGAAAAATTAATGAGTCTGACAATGAAGTAAATAAAGCTACTGGTCAATCTGTTAGATTTATTAAAGACTATGATTTAATTGAACTTTCAATTGTTGACTCACCAGCAAATGAACTATGTAACATTTTGTCTATTTCAAAAGTTAACGGACAGTTAGTTTTTAAAGGAATAGCAGCAGATGTTAAAATGGAAAATATTTTTTATTGTGCAGAAAGTGATTCTGTTTTTATCTCAACAGACAAAACTTATGTATCACCAGTTACAAATAAACCAGCAGAATTAATAGGTTGGGTAGAAAGTAATGATGTAAATAAAGCAAAAGAGATAGATAAAATTCTTGATGCGTACAAGCAATCAAGAGTGTCGTTGCCTGAAACACAAACAATTGCAAAACAGGCAAACGCAGAAGGAGGTAATGAAGTGTCAGAAAACACAGAAAACGTAGTTGCAGAAGATGCAGTAGCACCAGAAGCAGCCGTAGAAGAAACATCAGTTGTTGCTGAAGAAGCACCAGCTGAAGCTCCTGCAGATGCAGTAGCAGACGCTCCTGCCGAAACTCTGGAAAAAGCAGCCGACGTATCAGAAGTTGAGGTTGATGAACCTGATTTTGCAAAGATGCTTGGCGAAATTAAGAACTTTTTCTCAGAAACTGTAGCAAAGTCAGCAGAACAAAAGTCTGCTGAAGTTTCAGCAATCAAAGATTCAGTAGAGTCTTTTGCAAAGAATGTAGAAGCTAAGATTACAGAATTGGCAGAACAAAATGCAGCGCTATCAAAGGCAGTTGCAGAAATTAACACACTAATCAACACAGTTGAGAAGCGTGTAGACGCAGTAGAATCAGACACTGCAATTAAGAAGTCCAGTGACCTTGGCGGGTCTCAGGAAGTTTTACAAAAATCCAAATCTAAATGGAACGGTTCTTTCCTCGGTTCCGTACAAGAATTAATCAAATAAGGTAGGTGAAATAAATGAGTAATGAACTATTAGAAAAGGCAGCAGAAGCAGGTACAACAGTATCAACAGGCTTTGGCTCCTCAACAGGTGGTACAGGAGTACACAGAGCTTCCGAAAACGGAAACGGTGGACTTCTAAACCCAGAACAATCAGCCCGCTTTCTAGATTATATGTTCGATGCTACCGTAATTGGTAAGGTCGCCCGTACAGTCCGAATGAAGGCCGATACAACAGAGATTGACCGTATGTCAGTCGGAGAGAAACTAATGAAGCTTGCTTCAGAAGGTGAAAACACAGGCACAAACAGTGCAGTGACTTTCTCAAAGATTTCTCTAACAACAAAGAAGCTTCGCCTAGACTGGGAGCTTTCAACAGAAGCACTTGAAGACAACATTGAAGGTGCAGATCTAGAAGATCACATTGCACGTTTGATGGCAACACAGGCAGGTAATGATATTGAAGATGTAGTTCTTAACGGAAATACAGCTCTAACTTCAGACAACCTATACAAGTCATTTGACGGTGTTGTAAAGAAGGCAAAGGCTAGCGGACACGTAGTTGACGCAGCAGGTGCTAATATTTCTCGTGCAGTATTCAACTCAGCGTTGAAGGCACTTCCACGCAAGTACAAGCAACGTCGCCAGGATCTTCGATTCCTTGCAGGATCTAACTTGATCCAGGACTACTTGTACTCAACATCACAAAACATCCAGAACGTAAACCCACAAGATATTGCTTCAAGCATTATCCGTGGAGATCAACCAGGTCTTGGTGGTCCAGCTGGATTCGTTGCACCATTCGCATTCGGTATTCCAATCGTTGAAGTTCCTCTTCTAAAAGAGGCACAAGACGGTGACTACTCTGGTGAGACTGGCGATCACGGAGACGTACACTTGACATTCCCAAATAACGTAGTTATTGGTATCAAGCGTGATGTAACTGTATATCGCTTCTTCTGGCCAAAGAAGGACTCTATCGAATACACAATGTTTACTCGTGTTGGCGTTCAGATTGAACAAGCTGATGCATGGGTAGTTGTAAAGAACGTTAAGGTCGCTTCCTAATTAGGAAATAGGCTTGAAAAGCCCCCAAATTTATTTTTGGGGGCTTTTCATTTGAATTTAACAATGATATAATTAAATACCTAGAAAAAGGAGACAATATGTCATTTGACACATTAAAGGTAACCGAACTAAAGAAACTTGCCGAAGATTTTGGCGTAGATACAGGAACCTTAAAGAATAAAGCAGACGTAATAGCAGCATTATCAGAAGAAGGCGTAACATGGTCTGTATATCAAAAAACACTACAAACAATGAAAGATGTATCAGAAGAAGACACGATTGAAGTATTGCCTAAGTTTGATCACAAAAAAGAGCAGGCGGCTGGAACTGTCCTAGTAAGAATGACTAGAGATAATTTTAGATATGATATTCAAGGGCATACATTTACAAAGGAGCACCCTTTTGTAGCACTAACTGAAGCAGAAGCTCAAAAGATTTTTGACGTAGAAGAAGGTTTCAGAGTTGCAACTCCAAAGGAAGTTCAGGAATTTTATAACTAAAAGCAATAAGAAGGAGTAGGTCAATGGCAGAAGTATTGATAGGTACCAACTCGCCAATATCTCATCAGGTATTTTGGCAAGGAGAGGTAGTAGACTCAGATTCTGCCCCAACTGTAAAAGTTTATGATATTACAGAAGACCCCGCTATTGTTCCATCAATAAGCCCTACTACCATTTTAACAACATTAACTTCAGTTAAAGATGAAACAAATATTGGTTTGTACAATGTTTATATTCCTTTAAATATAACAACAAGAAACAGGGTTTTAAAATTAGAGTGGAATTATACCGTAAACTCTTCTGCTGTTTCTAAAACTCACGACGTCTCTGTTGTTACTCCATATACCGATTTGTCTCAGATGTACCAAGAGCTTGGTATAAGTTCAGATCCCTCAGATCCATCTTATAGGTCTTATAAAGAATTAAAAGCTGCAGAAAATTATGCACGTAGAAAAATTGAAGACTATACTGGACAGTCGTTTTATTTGTACGATGATGTAGAGCTAGTTTATGGTTCTGGGTCAGATGTTCTACCAACACAACAAAAAATTAATACAATATATAAGCTATATGTAAATGATGTTCTTCTCTATGATAGTTTAAATTCTATAAACAACTGGGGCCTTAGCCTAGAAGTATCTGAAACTGGATACGGAATTAAAGTTAATAGAGCAAATCTACTAGATAACTCAACATATATTGCAAACGGAATGGTGCCTCCATCATTTAATGATTATGGGACTGGTGCATTTATACCAAATGTAAAATATAAGGTTATAGGTAAATTTGGCTGGAATAAAGTGCCAGCCCAAGTTGATTTAGCATGTATTGAGCTTATTAAAGATTTCTTCTCTAACGATAAAGAATGGAGAAACAGGTACTTAAAAACAATACAGACGTTTGACTGGAACTTTGAGTTTGATTCACAAGCTTATACTGGTACTGGAAACGCCTATGCAGATCAGCTTTTATCAGAATATGTCTTAACTCAGTCGGTAATAATTTAATGAACAATTTAATAGACTCCCTACTTTCTATGAAGTTGGATGTATACAGACAAATAGATTCTCAGGATGCAAATACTGGCGCCATTAAAAAAGAATGGATCTTTTATAAAACGGTGAATTGCCATGCAAAGGGGGTTATAAGTAATTCGGCAACTTCAAGAGGCAGCGACAGACAAGTATTTTCAAATAAGTATTCTAATGAACAGGTTCTACAAATAAGAACTTTAGAGAGATTAACAGCTAGAGATAAAATAAGCAATATTCGTGATTCTTCAAATAGGCCAATTTGGACTGAAATAAATTATCCAAATGAGACCCCCACAGTTTTTGAAATTATAGGAACGACACCAATAACAGATCCTTTTGGAAAACCTATTGGATTCAACACATCTGTAAAGAGATCGGAGAATCAGCAAATTGGACTATAATGGAATGTTACTTCAAGCAGCCAGCGGCCTAGAAAGATTAGCCGTAGGCAGTAATAGTCGTGATAAGACAATATTTAAAGATAGCACAGTTGCTCAAGTATCTGCATATGTTTATTACGAAGCAAACGTCATTGCCAAATTGACTACTAATAAAACATTTCAAAACAAATTCACTAAAGTAATCTTTGATCAAATAAACAAAGATTTTCCAGAATATATAGATTCTCAATCAAGAATTAAGCCAAAATCTTTTCACCATGTATATGAATGGAAAAAGACTGGAGATGCTAGCTCTAGATTATTTAAGATAAATAAAGTATCTCAAGATGGACTTTCATTTGCAATTAATTATGAATTTTTGCCATCTAAGGTTGGTGTACCAACTAGAATGCCAGGCAAAAAGCATGTGTTTAGAGATAAAGCTTTTATTATGGAAAAAGGAGAGCCTCTAATAATCTCTCCACGCTCCTCTAAGCGACTTGTTTTTTCTATGGATGGAGTTACTGTATTTATGCCAGAAGGGGCTTCAGTGACCGTTAGAAGGCCTGGAGGACCCTCTGTAAAGAACTCCTTTGACCTACAATATTCTAGATTTTTTAGTGGCCAACTTGTAAGCGGTTCAATTAAAAAATCAGGATTTCAAAAAATGTTTAATAGTTCTATTTCAAAAGCATTAAGCGTTCCATCAAATATTAAAAGA